AGTACATTACATGTATGTCTCTTTACATGCGTGCTTACAATCTTATTTGGAATGAGTGGTTCCGTGATGAGAATTTACAAGATCCTGTTACTGTTGATCTTGATGATGGTCCGGATACGCCTGCCGATTATGTTCTTTTGAAGCGTGGTAAACGTAAAGATTACTTTACTGGTGCGCTTCCTTGGCCTCAGAAGGGTGATCCTGTTACTTTGCCTCTTGGTGGTCAAGCTGAGGTTAATTGGTCTGGAACTACTCCCGGTCTTATTCGTAATGCTGCTACCGGTGCTTTGTCTGGTACTGACAGTCTTTATTCTAATGCTTCTGGTCAGTTTGCTTCTGGCTCTGTTTCTACTCAGTTTATTTATGATCCTAATGGTTCTTTGTATGCTGATTTAAGTACTGCTACTGCTTCTACTATTAATCAGATTCGTCAAGCGTTTCAGATGCAACGTTTACTTGAAAGGGATGCTCGTGGTGGTACTCGATACACTGAAATTGTACGTTCGCATTTTGGCGTTATCTCTCCTGATGCTCGTTTGCAACGTCCTGAGTATATTGGTGGTGGTGCCAGTGCTATTAATGTCCATCCTATTGCCCAAACGTCTGCGTCTAACATTACTGGCGGCTCTTCGCCGCTTGGTAATCTTGCCGCAATGGGTACTGGTCTTGCTCACGGCCATGGCTTCACCTATTCGTCTACTGAACATGGAATGATTATTGGTTTGATGGAAGTTTCTGCTGATCTTACTTATCAGCAAGGTCTTCCTCGTCCGTTTAGTCGTAAAACTCGTTACGATTATTTTTGGCCAGTTTTCTCTCATCTTGGTGAACAAGAAATCCTTCAGAAGGAGATCTATGCAACTGGTAAGACGACTGATGATGAAAAGGTTTGGGGTTATCAGGAACGATGGGCTGAATATCGTTATAAGCCCTCTATGATTACTGGTTTGTTCCGTTCTACTGCTTCTGGTACTTTGGATGCTTGGCACTTGGCTCAGAATTTTACTTCTGTGCCTAATCTTAATGATACGTTTATTGAGGATAATCCTCCTGTTGATCGTATTCTTGCTGTGCCTTCTTCTACTGGTAAGCAATTCCTTTGCGATATGTTCTTTGATGTTCGTATGGTTCGTCCAATGCCTATGTACTCTGTACCTGGTTTGGTTGATCACTTCTAAAAACAAACCTCCCCTATTTGTTTTTTAAATAGGGGAGGAATTATTGGAGTTTATTATGGCTGATGTCGATGCAGGTGGTGTAGCTGGTGGTGCAGCTTCTGGTGCTGCTACTGGTGCTGCTGCTGGTCCTTGGGGTGCTTTAGCTGGTGCTGTTATTGGTGGTGCGATGTCTTATTTTGGACAATCTTCCGCTAATGCTGCTAATGCTGCAATGTCTGATAAGGCTACTGGCGCTAATATTGATATGGCTTTAAATCAAATGCGTTTTCAGGAACGCATGTCTAATTCTCAATATCAGCGTGCTGTTGCTGATTTGAAACAGGCTGGTTTAAACCCTATGATGGCATATGGTAATATGCATACTTCTTCGCCTTCTGGTGCTTCTGGTGTTGCTCAGCAGGCAACTATGCAGAATACTCTTGGTGAGTCTGGTCGTCAGGTTGGTGATGCTGCTGGTAAAGCTATGTCTGCAATGGTTCAAGAAGCTCAAGTTAAGAATATGTTTGAGCAGAATCGATTGCTTAATGCTACTACTGGTAAGGAAATGGCTTTGGAGCGTCAAGCGACTTCGCAAGCTAGTTTGAATGATACTGCTGCGCTTAAAAATGAAGTAGATGTATTACAAGGTCTTGCAATGACTGATTATTATAAGAAATTGCAATCTACTACTTCTGCTCAGGCTGCTCATTATCGTGCTTTAACTACTGGTGAGAATTTTACTAATGTTGGTCGTGCTGCTGAGTCTCGTATGTATGAACGACCTGGTGGTGAGGCTGTTCCTTATGTGAAACAAGTACTTCCAGCTGTTTCTTCTGCTGTTGGTGGAAGTATTTTAGGTTCTATGCTTGGTGGTACTTTTAAATTTGGGAGACGTAAACAATGATTAAAGGTCCTTTTATTCGTACTCCGTACAATTACAATACGGATACTGTTTCTGCTCTTACTGGTTTTTCAGCTTCTGAAAAAACCGTTGTGCAACAACAATTCAAAGATGAAGTTAATTTGAATGTTATGGTTGCTCGTTTTGGTATTAATGCCGTTGCTACTCAATCGGCTCATATGCCTACTTATGGAGACTTTACAGGCGTGTCTGATTATAAGTCTGCCTTGGATGCTATTATGGCTGCTGATGCATCCTTTATGACGCTTCCTCCTGCTGTTCGGGAGCGTTTTGCTAACGACCCTGCGGCGTTAGTCGATTTTTGTTCTGACCCCGCAAATCGTTCCGAGGCTATTGAACTCGGATTAGTTCCTCCTCCTCGTAAGGAGGAGGGTTTTACACCCCCAGAAGTGGTTGTCGAAACCGGCGAAAAGTCGTAGACTTTGAGCATGCACAGTTACCCTACTTGATGTAACTGTGCTAGGTGACACCTTTTACCTATCCTAACCGGAGGTTTTTCATGCGTTCTCTACGTCGTCATGGTGTTAATAAACGGAAATCGGCTCGTCGTTTCCGTAAGTCAATGTCGCAGACTAAGGCTGCTAATATTGGTGGTCTTGCTCGTGGTGGTTGGCGTCTGTAACTATGTGTACTTCGCCTTTACAGGCGTGGCGGGATCCTCGTAAGGGGATCTCGTTCTCTAAGTCCTCTCATTCTGGTGAGGAATTATCATTACCTTGTGGTCAATGTATTGAATGTCGGTTCAAGCGTTCTCGCGATTGGGCTGTTCGTTGTATGCATGAGGCTTCATTACATGAGCGAAATGCCTTTATAACTCTTACTTATGCTCCTGAGCATCTTCCTAAGGATGGTTCTCTTGACTATAAGCCGTTTCAAAAGTTCATGAAACGTCTGCGTAAGCAGTTTTCGGGTACTAATATACGTTTTTATATGTGCGGTGAGTATGGTGAGAATTTTGGTCGACCGCACTTTCATGCTTGTTTATTCGGTGTTGATTTTTCCGATAAGAAGTATTTAACTAAAACTAAATCTGGGAGTGTGATATATACTTCAAAAACTCTCGAAAAGCTTTGGCCTTTTGGTCTTTCCTCGATCGGCGATGTGAATTTTCAGAGCGCCGCATATGTCGCTCGGTATATCATGAAGAAGATTACCGGCGATGCTGCTTTTAAACATTACAACCAAGTTGATGAAGATGGAGTACTTACTTCTCGTAAACCTGAGTTTACTCGTATGTCTCTTAAGCCCGGAATTGGGGCTGGTTGGCTTGATAAGTATCATGCTGATGTTTATCCTCACGACTTTGTTGTTGTGAACGGTCGTAAAAACGCCGTTCCTCGTTACTACGATAAAAAAATCTCAAAAAATGTTGATGGTATGTTTGACGACTATGACATTGATGAGATACAGTATGTCCGTTGTCTTCGTATGCGCGAAGCTGCTCCTGCTAATTCTGACAGGAGTCTTGCTGCTCGTAACGAGCACAATGTAGCTAAACTTAAACTCTTGAAAAGGACTATAGAATGAAAATGATCGTGTGCTCTATCAAAGATCGTGCTGCTGATGCTTTTGGACGTCCCTTCTTTGTACCGTCTGTTGGTGTCGCCTTACGTAGTTTTCAGGATGAAGTAAACCGCCAGGATGAAAACTCTCAGATCTATAATCATCCAGATGATTTTGATCTTTTTGAACTTGGTACCTGGTACGATGATTCTGGCCTCTTTGAGTTGTATGAGGTTCCTAAACAGCTGATGCTTGGTAAACAAGCTCGAACAGCTGCTTAATCTTAGCCCCTTCGGGGGCTTTTTTGTTTGGAGTTCACTATGAAGATGATGCACAAGAATCGCTCTGTTTCTACTCATAACTTTGCGATGATTCCTAAAGCGGATATTCCGCGTTCTGCTTTCAATGCTCAGAAAGCTCATAAGACTACTTTTGATTCGTCTTATCTTGTACCTATCTATGTTGATGAGGTGCTTCCAGGTGATACGCATACTCTTAAAATGACTGCGTTTACTCGCCTTGCTACTCCTTTGTTTCCTATTATGGATAACATGAAGATGGAGACTTTCTTTTTCTTTGTTCCCAATCGTCTTGTTTGGGATCATTGGGAAGAATTTATGGGTTTTGACCCTGTTCCTTCTGTACCTACACCTACATATACAGTCCCTCAAATTACTTCACCTAAAGGTGGATGGGCTGTTAACTCTATGCAGGATTACATGGGTTTACCTACTGTTGGTACTACTGTAGATCCTAATGAGTACATTACATGTATGTCTCTTTACATGCGTGCTTACAATCTTATTTGGAATGAGTGGTTCCGTGATGAGAATTTACAAGATCCTGTTACTGTTGATCTTGATGATGGTCCGGATACGCCTGCCGA